AATCACAGCAGTCAGCTAATGCAGCCTACAAGGTCGGCCTTGAGCGGCGCGGATCGGCTGGAACAGTAACCTCAAACATCACAGACTAGACATGGCAGATTTCGTATTCGACAAGTTCAAAGAGTTCCTGGGTGGCGCGGTTGCGGTGACCAACTTTGAAACCATCCTGTGGGGAGGTTTGTCCAGCAGCACCGTCCAGGCCGCTCTCGTTGTGGGGGATATGGCCCTCGTTGCCAACATTGTGCAGGCCACGACTGTAATTGCGGCCCTAGCCTCCGCCTCCGTGTCCGAGTACCCAACAACTGGGACCAACTATGTCCGCAAGGCCGTAACCGGCAAAAGCGTTGCAGTCGCAACCCCGGTAATCACATTCAACGGCAACCCGACATCGGCCTGGTCATCGCTCGGGGCGGCGAGTGCCAACTGTGATGGGATGCTAGTCCTGTGGAAACCGTCCGGCTCAAGCGGGGACGGCCAGGATATCCCCCTGTTCTATTTCGACTTCAAGGCCGCCTCCCTCGCCTTCAACGGCAATGGCGGCAATGTAACCATCACATTCTCTAACGGCATGGTCACGCTGACCTAGAATGTCTAGTCTAAGCACAGACTACTGGGCACCGAGGCAGATACTCGATTACGGCCTGGTGCCCATCTCTCCGCTTACAGATGCGGGGATCGAGGGCATCACGGACGAGGGAACCTATAGCAGCAAGCTGTTCTTCCGCGTTGCGGGTGCGCCGCCAGGAGATACCCCGTCCTCGCCGGTCTGGGATGCTGGCACACCCGGCTGGCTCAACACTAGCAGCGCAAGCACGCCAGTCACATTCGTTGGCCGGTCTGTCGATGGCGCTGGGTCAAACAGCTCCAACCTAACCTGCGAAATATCGGGGAACAGCGTCCAGGTTATCTCCCTGACCGAGCTGGAGTCGCCCACCGGGGGTGCCTACACCATGCCCGCCGGGGACTGGAAAGTTCGGTTCATGTATAGGGGCGCAACGGCTAGGGGGGCGGGCCTATACGGAGCGAAGATTGTCCTGGTGGACCGCTTTACATCTGGAAGCACGACCTACTACGGAACGAACGGTGCCAGCAGCTCCGTGCATTACTCGTATACCACGAGCCCGCAGACCGTTCTCGGCTCTATCGGCACCTACACAATGTCGTTCACCACATCGTCCAGCGTGGCGGTGTCGGCAACCCAAAAACTTGTCGTGATGACCCTGGTGGAGCAAACCTCCGGCAGCACCAACACGATTACATACAGGCACAACCTCAACCTGCTGACCCCGTGGGCATCCCGCGTCTTCAGCATGGACCCGGTTGCGGTGGCGTTGTCGCCGGTTGCGGCCACAGGCATTGTTGTCTCTACGCCAACAAACATTAGCCAGAGCCCGGTTACGGTCGCCCTATCGGCAGTACCCGCCACTTCGGTTAGCGTCCCCACGCCAACGACTATCAGCCAGGGGCCGGCGGCCATTGCGCTTGCGGCGGTGCCCGCTACCGCTGTTGATGTACCGCTACCGGTAAACATTAGCCAGGGTCCAGCCGCAGTTGCCCTGTCAGCATTAGGCGCATCAAGCATTGCTCGGACGATGGTTGTGGCGGCACCGGCCACGGTCGCCTTGGCCCCGCAGGCCCCCACCGTCTCGCTTGTCCTAAGCGTCTCCGCCCAGGCCGCCGCAATCGCCGTTGCGGGAGTTGCGCCGACCAGGATTGACCGGGAAGTGCGGCCATCCCCGGCTGCGGTTGCACTAGCCGCCGTTCCAGCCACCTCCGTCATTGTCCCGGCCGCAACCAACATCAGCCAAGGTCCTGCCGCCGTTGCCCTTGCAGCAGTATCGGCAACGGCTGTCGATGTGCCGGCGGCGACAAGCATCAGCCAAGGTCCGGCAGCGATTGCCCTTGCAGCAGTATCGGCAACCTCCGTTGATGTACCGAATGCGATAAACATCTCATCGTCTCCGGTGGCCGTAGCATTTCAGGTGCAGGGCGGAGCGGTGTCTACCGACAGCACCGTGGTCATTGCCGCGCCGGCAACCGTTGCGCTTGCTGCGCTGGCAATATCGGAGCTGCTTGCCCCTTTGCCGTCTGAGCGTGCAGCGGTCAGGGTAGTTTCCTCAACTGTGCGGAAGTATCTAGCCGCCACCGCGCACACCGCCGCAAAGCGGTCGCAATGCGCCTCAATCGGGGGAGCCATCGTGCGCTCACCTTCCGTAAAACCCACGCCTCCAAGGAGCCCGCGCAGTCGAGGGAGAACGATTGCGAGTGTAACCGAGAGGTCGGAGGTAGCCAGATCGCGTACGGTGCCTATCCCAGCGCGGACAGCAACCTCACGGTTTTTCGTTTCTGGGTCTGGAAACTCCCGGCAGCGAAACGCGGACTGGGGAGCAACGGTGGCAATCCCGAATAGTGATGGCCCGAGCCTGACAAACTCTTCGGGGGTTCTATAGGGCTAGGGTCATCACACCCATACATCATGCAATACACAGAAATACTAGAAGGCGCTGACTCTTGGTTCGTTGCGCGATTGCTGCTACCGGATCAAACAAATCTGTCCCAGGCGGCTATCTTGGCATCCACCGCAGATGCTATCAGGGTCAGGGTCTACGACATAAGCTCCGAAACCACCGACCCCGACTCGGTTGGTGGGGGGCTGCACTATTCGCAGGATGTGGACTCCACCTCTCCCGGCACCGCGCTCAACGCCATTATCCTGCTCCCCACAAACGGCAACTCCCTTCAGACGGACGGCTATTGGAACGGCACCGATGACGAGGGGTACAACTTCAGATACCGCCTCCTGAACTCGCTCGCCCTCCTTGAGGGGGGTCGCAGGTATAAGGTGGAATTCCATATCAAAACAACCAACTTCGGCACCATTAGCTGGACCGCCGGCCTCTACACGCGGAGCATGTTGCTGGAATGAGCGAAGAAGCCCCGACTGTCGTTCACGAATACACGCCATACGGCGCTGCGCGGGAGTTGTGGGACTTGCGCTCAAACGAAGTCTTGCTTGAAGGCCCGGCTGGTACTGGCAAAACCAGGGCGCTGCTGGAGTACATCAACTACCTCTGCGAAGCATATGCGGGCATCCGCGTACTCTTTCTGCGTCAAACAAGAGAGTCGCTTGCTGAATCCGTACTAGTCACCTTCGAGGAGGAGGTCCTGTGGGACAACCACCCGGCAATCAGCGGAACAAGCAACCGCAACAACAGGCAGCACTACACTTACCCCAACGGTTCGCACATCGTTGTCGGTGGACTGGACAAGCCAGCCAAAACCTTCTCGACTCAGTACGATGTAATCTGCGTCTTTGAAGCCCGAGAGATCACCGCCAACACCTGGGAGTGGCTGGCGCGTGCAAATCGTAACTTCAAGATGCCGTGGCAGATGCGCCTGGCGGACACTAACCCAGCCGGAGAGTTCCATTGGCTTAACTCGCATTTCCCGCAGGGATACCGTGAGGTCCCCGATAGGCACAAGGAGGACACACGAATCAGGCTGCTGTCACGCCACACGGACAACCCCACCTACTACGACAACAAGAGGGATAAGTGGACCCGCAGGGGCGAAACCTATGTGCTGGGGATTCTCTCTAAGCTAACCGGCGCCAGGCGGGCAAACCTCTACGAAGGTAAGTGGGCCAGCGAGGAGGGGATCATTTACGAGGCATGGGACCCCGCGATCCATATTGTTGACTACGAGGACATGCCCGAGCCTAAGTGGTACTTCGGAAGCTATGACAAAGGGCTGAGACACCCCGGATGCTTGCAGGTTTGGGCGGTGAACGATGATCGGATGTACCGTGTCCTGGAGATTTACCAGACAAATCAGACAATGGACTGGTGGGCCGAGCAAGTCATGGAGGCGAATGATGATTTCCCTCTAGCTGCGCTTGTTTGCGACCCGTCTGAGCCGGAATACATCAAGGTCTTCAATGACCGCCTAGGATCTGTGCGTGGCCGAGACGGAGCCCGTATCGCCCGAAAAGCTAGAAATGCCATTAAAACCGGGGTGGATATGGTCCGCTGGGGTCTTTCAACGGCTGACAATGGGCCACGCATCCATATTTGTCGGGGTAGCCTCGTTGGCCGCGACAAGACCCGCATTGATGCAAAGAAGCCGTCATGCTTAGAGGAGGAGATTCCCTCATATGTGTGGGCGCACAGCCGTGACGGTGCCCCCATCCGGGAGCGACCTGACCCTACCTGTTCCGATCACGCAATGGACACCCTGCGGTA